CGAAAAGGAACATTGCGTCCACTTGGTTTTGCGCCAGCTGGTAAACAATCGTTTCACGCCAAAAGTTGGGTATAAATCTCAAGAGAATATTGATGAAATAATCTCCAGTAGTATAGTTCAAGCCAAGAAATCTCCAGGATTTCCGTTTTTGGATGAAAATTTGAATGATAACGCAGCAGTGTTGAATAAATACGGCAATGCAGGTCTGCGTAATCTAGTCCTGAGTGGTTGGAATGAGCCGTTTGTAGGTAAGGCTTTTATTAAAAATGAACCTACGAAACCCAAGAAACTTGAGAAGGGTATGCCGAGAATAATAGTAGGAAATCCAGTAACAAAAATGGTAAAGCATGCAGCTTTATCAAAGGAATTTGCACACTCTCTTGTTGATAATTGGAAAAATAGTCCAGTGAAATACACGTTTGCGCCTAATAAGCCAGGTCATTGTGAACATATGAACCGTTTCTTTAAGAACCGGAAAGTCTATGAAAGCGATAAATCCACGTGGGACTATAACTGTTTCCAATATATATTTGATATTTGTGAGAAGGTCATGATCGGTTTAGCTGTGAAGGACATTGATATGAGTGATAAAGAATTTGAAGAATGGCAACTCGATGTTTCCAGTATGTTCAAAGAGATGACTCAAGAATTTGTCTATAGATCAGCTAGCGGAGAATGCCTTAAAGCTGCGTTTGACGGGATCATGAAGAGCGGTTGGTTTTTAACCATCGCTAATAACTCCGTAGCGCAACTCATAGTCAATACATTAATATTAATAAGACTCAAGATCGATGACGAAGCTATTTTGTCACAAGATTTCAAAATATTAGTAGGTGGTGATGATGTACTACAAACTTTTCCAGATGGATTCGATACCGAAGAGTATCGCCGCGAGGCTTCACTTCTTGGATTCGAATTGGACGAGTTTAAAGTGCACGACTCCTTAGATGGTGCAGAATTTTTCTCACAAAAATTTAAGGTTATCAGCAATACTATGGTTGAATATCACCCATGTAACTTCGCAAAATGCGTTGCTAACATGGTTAATACAAAACATGAGGATTTGGCAAACGCGTTAAGTAGTCATATGATTAATTACGCTTTTAATGCTGAAAAATTTGCATTTTTCCAGAAAATGTTTATGACTTTTCGAAAAGAAAATGCAGCTCTTTTTCCATTGAATCTGTACCGTGATCGGGCAGATACTATTTTTATGGTTAAAGGTTTCGAAACAAATGGTAAAGTCCAGAAAGTTGATGACTTCTGGTCTTATTATTTGGATTAAAAACACATGTTGTCCTCAATGACAGAAAACTTGATTGTATAATTTATGTTATATGAATGCGTATTGTCTAGGCGACGTTAAAGCCTATCCGTCCTGAACATGACGTTAAACTGTTCATTATGTCTGCGCGGACTTTAAACGCGAAGGTTTGGTGGTTGGCGTAAAATATCATTAAATAATGCCACTTTACGATCCATTCACAACTAGCTGTGGCCCAGGCTACAGCGATAATAAATTTCAAGACTCGGTTAATGAGTTTGATAATCCGCCCTCTAATAATAGAGATGCGAATTGTCAGATTCATGATGCTGATACAAAGAATTGCGCTGGCGACACGGAATGCTTA